AATATTATACGGATGGCCGCTTTTTGGAGCGTCAGAATTTTGAATCTGTTATCCAAATTACAATAATGCCATTTGGGTCTCACTATATATTGAGACCCGATATACAGGGGAGAGTTGCAAGAGCGGTCAATCGGGTCCTCTCACTTGGTCAACATGCCCCCAAAGCGTTTCCTTATTAATTCGAAAAATTATTTCCTCACTTATCCCAAGTGCTCTCTCACCAAAGAGGAAGCACTTTCCCAATTCCAAAACCTACAAACCCCAGTAAACAAAAAATACATTAAAATCTGCAGAGAGTTTCATGAAAATGGGGAACCTCATCTTCACGTGCTCATCCAGTTCGAGGGAAAATACAAGTGCCAAAATCAGCGATTCTTCGACCTGGTATCCCCAACCAGGTCAGCACATTTCCATCCGAACATTCAGGGAGCTAAATCAAGCTCAGACGTCAAGTCCTATCTGGAGAAGGACGGAGACACCCTCGACTGGGGAGAGTTTCAGATCGATGGAAGATCTGCAAGAGGGGGACAACAGTCAGCCAACGACGCTTACGCCGCAGCGCTTAACGCAGGCAGTAAGTCAGAAGCTCTTAGAGTAATTAAAGAATTAGCACCAAAAGATTATGTACTTCAATTTCATAATTTAAATGCTAATTTAGATAGGATTTTTACACCTCCCATGGAGGTTTATGTTTCTCCTTTTTCTTCTTCTTCTTTTGATCAAGTTCCGGAAGAACTTGAAGAATGGGCTGCTGAGAACGTCGTGGGTGCCGCTGCGCGGCCATTGAGACCTAAAAGTATTGTCATAGAGGGTGATAGTCGTACGGGGAAGACAATGTGGGCCAGGTCACTGGGTCCACACAATTATCTGTGTGGTCATCTAGACCTTAGTCCAAAGGTTTACAGCAACGAGGCCTGGTACAACGTCATTGATGACGTCGATCCCCACTACCTAAAGCACTTTAAAGAATTCATGGGGGCCCAAAGGGACTGGCAATCAAATACAAAGTACGGAAAGCCAGTTCAAATTAAAGGCGGAATTCCCACTATCTTCCTCTGCAATCCAGGACCCAACTCAAGCTATAAAGAGTTTTTGGATGAGGAGAAGAATTCTGCACTCAAAAATTGGGCATTAAAGAATGCGATCTTCGTCACCCTCGAAGGCCCACTCTACTCAGGTTCCAATCAAAGTGCAGCACAGGCTAGCCAAGAAAGGGACCAGGCGTCGTCGTGTTGATCTCCCGTGTGGGTGTTCATACTTCATAGCCTTAGCCTGCCACGACCATGGATTCACGCACAGGGGAACTCATCACTGCAGCTCAAGCACAGAATGGCGTGTTTATCTGGGAGGTTCAAAATCCCCTCTATTTCAAGATAACAGAGCACCACAACAGGCCATTCCTCATGAACCAAGACATCATCACTGTCCAGATACAGTTCAATCACAACCTGAGGAAAGCGTTGGGAATACACAAATGTTTCCTAGCCTTCCGAATCTGGATGACCTCACAGCCTCCGACTGGTCGTTTCTTAAGGGTCTTTAAGACACAAGTGCTTAAGTATTTAGATAATCTAGGAGTTATCAGTATTAACAATGTAATTAGAGCAGTTGATCATGTATTATGGAATGTATTAGAGCATATTGTATATGTAAAACAATCATCTTCAATAAAATTCAATATTTATTAATTCGATACTGAATCATAGAAGTAGATCCGTATCTTCAATGTAGCATACACAGGGTTAGAGGCGTGAGTACACGCCATATACAACATTAACGCATTCTCAGTATGATTCTCATACTTCCCAGCCTCTTGCTGGTTGTACACAACATAATTATTAACCCTAATAAACTTCTTCACGAGAGCCTGCTCCTTCGATGCATATTGTCCACCAGTGACAGTTGCATACCACTTCCTTAATACCTGGTATCTATCACGATGAACATTCTTCACAGTCGCCGTGCTGGGCTCATTATCAAACATATTAAAAACCTCTCCAAAATCCTGAGGTTTATCAACTGGTCTACGGTCTCTAACTAGAAAAAACATCACACTATTCGTATGATTCTTGGTCTTGATGTTCTCATCCATCCAAATCTTGCCCAAAACATAAACGGACTTGACACAGAATCTCTTGCCTACCCTGTGGGTCAGCCCAATACCACGAGTAACATCACTAACACACATGACTTTACCAATGTGCTGGATATCATGTCTGGACTCAAATGACTGGACCTTACACGGGCCTTCACATCCTCTAGGAACATCTGGGCTTCTGTACATCCTGTACATCCTGGGCTTTCGGTTCATGGGCCTGTTCGCCCATGCCCTTGCCTTTGTGACGCGGACAATGGGGGCAGCAGCACGGCTCGCATATGGGCTGTCGAAATTGAGACGGCGACGTACCTTCGAGGCGGGCGTGGAAATGATTATATCTGCTGGTCGCTTCGACATAATTCCTAGCCCTTATTACTGAAATTAAATCCCTAATTAAATCGTATCCCAAAGTATCTGGGGAATACGCATTTTCTACTAACTGCAAATATTTAACTGCTAGCATACACCTAAAACCGTGAACGGTTTCGGGAAACTCGTTCAACAACGGATCCCACATAATGAATGTGAAACACAACTTGCGCACTAAGTTTATAGGGGGGACCATGAAATAACTAGGCTACGAGGAACGATTCTCATTGGTCCACATGTCATTGTCAGTTAGTGCTCTGTGGGGGCCATAAAAAAAGCGCGGCCATCCGGT